CGAAACACGTTCCCGCAGGGCCTGCAGAACGGCTTGGCTTTGTTGGATGGCTGGGTTCATGCCGACTCCTTGGTTGTGGTTGCGTTTATTCGTCAGCATCCTAACCGCCTGGTATGTCCCGGTGGGCTCAGGGGAGGGTGCTGACGGGTAAAGGCGAGGCGTAAAAAAGCCCAGTCGAAACCGGGCTTTCAGTGCGCTTCGTAGACCTCCCTACGTCACGCGGTCGACGCTTTGGCGTCTAGGGTTCGTTGTGGCTCACATGGCTGCCAATCCTCCGTGCAGGGTGGGTTGAATGCAGGTGGCCGGCGCGCGCTGGGTTTTCGTCCGCATCCCAAAGCCCACTCATCGAATGGGCAGAGGTGATGCTTATTCGGCCTGCAGCGCTTCGATCGCCTGGCGGTAGTCGGCAGCGTTGGAACGGTTAGTGGCGGCACTTTCGTGTTCGCCTTCGCGCTCCTGGATTGCTGCGTTGTTCTCGCAGTTGGATGCGTGGATTTCGAGTTGTGCGATTGCTGTGGCGTGCTTCATGGTGGATACCTCTGGTGGTTGGATCAGGCGAGCAACACCGGCTGCTCGGCCCGGCGCACCATCCGCACCTGGGCGGTACGGCGCTCCGGTACTCGGCGGTCACGACGCATTGCGTCATCACCAATCATTGCGTGCATGGCGATCAGGCTGGCCAGGACAAAGCACATCGGTGAGATGATCTGCCGGCGCATCGCCTCGGCCACCGCGGCGGTCTGGCGGGTCACGCCGAGCTTGAACATTGCGCAGGAGAGACGCTTGGCCACGGTGCACGCCGCTACGTCGAACTGGCGAGCAATCTCCTTGGCCGTCTTGCCCTGGGCGGTGCCCAGCAGGTACTGAAGTTCTTTCGGCGCAAGGCCGCGTCCGAGATGACCCTTCCATGCGCCGCTGACGATTGTTGCTTCCATCAATGTGACTCCCGGTTGGTTTCCCGTTAGGCCCTGCTGCCAAGGCCTATCGGTGAAACCCCCGGCCACGCTACTGGCGTCAGACCGGGGTTGGTGCGTCATCGGTGTTGGCCCGTTGCCCGCTGCTGATTGCAGGGCTGGCCGTTCGTCTTCGTAGGTTGGCGGTTAGCTTCCCCCCCCAGGGCGTCAATCAGCATCTGTTCGCCTTGGATCACAGGTCCCTACAACATGCACGCTGCAGCTCGTTTGCCCGGTTAGGTAGGCAGGGTGCATGAGGTCCGGCAATCCCAGCCGAGGCTATCGGGATCGCTAATTCAAATCTGGTGCTGTGTACCGGTTTCCCGCTACTGGCGTCGGTCCCCGGCTCGATCAAGTTGTTCGTCCAGCCGCGGGCCTTTCGGCTTGTTCTCCCGCTGGATAACTGTGCTTGGCGCTTTACGCTGCGCGCCCGGGTCAGTTGCCAACCCTCTGAACCGTTGAGGCCGGTTCATCGCTGCCTTCCATCTGGCCGGTTGTTATCCGGCGATGGAGTGAATTTAGCCTCAAGCTAAATATCAGTCAATAGCTCAGAGCTAAATAAATTTAGCCGCGTGCAAAAAAGCCCGCTCAAGGCGGGCTCCTTTATTTAGCTGTGAGTGCTATCGGGCGTACATTCCCCACCAGAACACATGTCCTAGAATGCTGATCTGCTCGTCCTGTAGCTTTTGATAGCTGTAATCCTCGTCCGGGTGTTCGTCTCGATTGAAGCTGCGCATTCGCAAACCCGTGGGTAGCCGATAGAGCTGTTTAACGCGCAGCTGCCCATTATGGTTGATGGCGTACAAGTCTCCGTCGACGACGTCACCAAGGCCTGTGCAAGCGGTGTTCACGCCGACAATAGCGCCATCTCGCAGAACTGGGATCATGCTATTCCCGCGGACCGTTACGCATCTCGCTTTATCGAACTGCACACCATTCTGACGCAGGCTGCGCTTATCAAAACGAAGGCTTGATTTCTCGCCCTCCTCGATAACAAAGCGCCCGGAACCGGCGGCGAGTTCGACTTCACGCAGATAGGGAACTGAGATTTCATCATTCTCTATAGGGGTTCCGTCGTCCCATAGTCGCATCTCGTTTAGCCCTGAGTGACCAGGCTCTTCAGCTCCCCCCGTACTGCCCTGTAGCGAATCGAACCAGCCGGAATCGAGTCCTTCCAAGCGCTCTATCCGGCGCGCGACGTCATCGCCCAGGTTCTTGGGTGTTTTATTGGAAAGTACCTGACTGAGGTGGGCAGGGTTCATTTCCCAGCGCGCTGCGCAGGAGGCTTTCTTCTGCTTACCGATGAGGGTCCGCAGATTTTGTTTTCTGATTTCGTAGATATCCATGCACGAAAGATTGCCACCATTTAGCGCATTGCTAAATATGCTCACAGCTAAATTATCCTTGCTGAAAATGTAGCCCTAAGCTAAATTCCTCTTCATATTAAACGGAGAGGCACCTATGAATGACCATCTGCGTGGATGGCTCGCCCAAAAGTCTGCTGAAGAGCGCGACCTGATCGCCAAAAAGGCGGGGACCACAGTTGGTCACCTCAGACAGCTGGCGGGCGGCCATCGTCAAGCTTCTGCCGAGCTCGCTGAGCGTCTACAGGACGCTTCTTCCGGTGAAATCACCATCGCTGGGCTCAGGCCCGATCTGGTGCCGCTAGCGCTGAAGGTATTGCTCGGCGCGGCCTAAATGTTGGGCCAATTATCTACTCAGCAACAAGGCAGCGTCAGTCCTCTGGATCGGCTGTTAATTCATACAGTGCATAGGAAGGGAATAGAGATGGGATCAAAGCGCGGCGGCACGCACAAAAAGGAATTGCTCCGATCCGACGAAGAAAGCCGCCAGGCCTTTTACAGGGCAACGCTCAATTTTGGTTTGGCTCCAGTCGAATCGCGTTCCACATCTGGACGTAGTTTTCGAGGCCGGAAATGACCTCTTCCGGTACGGGCGAGTACGCCAACGTGGATCGCGCTACCGCGACCTCTGTGTCGAACTCGTCCAGCAGCACCTGTAACTGTGTTTGCGGTAGCGAGCGAGCAATAGCAGCCAGCATTGCATGCACCCCGATCAGCTCCCCTTTCTGGGAGTTCATGGTCGCGATGATTTTATCAGTCAGCTCTGTCATGTCCGGTCTCCGTGACCTTTTCGTGTGGAAGCAAAAAGCTACCACGGATGCACCGGACACCCATAACGCCTGAATCGCAGGCATAAAAAAACCGCCTGGCAGGGCGGTCCTTTCAACAACTTGTAAAACACAGTGGGGCCATTATGAACACACTTGTCGCTCCAAGCAATACCGTCACTATGTCCAGCCGGGAGGTCGCTGACCTGACCGGGAAGCAGCATCACCATGTCGTGCGTGACATCAAGACCAACCTGGCAGAACTGAACATAGATGCATCCAAATTTGGATGCATCTATTTCGACTCATCCAATCGCAAGCAAACCGAGTATCTGCTCCCGCCGGATCTCGTTATGACGCTACTGACCGGTTACAGCGTCCCGCTTCGACACCGTGTCGTGACACGTCTACAGGAACTCGAAAACGTGTCGCGACACGTAGCTATTCCTCAAACCCTCCCAGACGCCCTGCGTCTAGCGGCTGACCTTGCCGAACAGAACGGCGAGCTTCAGCGCCTCGTTTCAGTACAGGCGCCAAAGGTGGCGGCTATCAAGCGTCTGGCCGCTGCCGGTGGAGCTATCTGCATCACTGACGCAGCCAAACAGCTTGGCGTTGCACCATCACGCCTCTTCTCCTGGCTCGAACAGCACCGCTGGATCTTTCGCCGCCATGGCTGCAAGCGGTGGGTTGCATACCAGCCACGCATAACGTCTGGACACATGACTCATAAGGTCACCGCTTTAAAGCCCGATCCAGAGACCGGCATCGAGCGCGCCGCCTTTGACCCAATGATTACCCCCAAGGGGCTGACACGCCTCGCTGAACTTCTGCAGGAGGCCGCGTAATGGCCGGCGACTGGATCAAATTCGAACTCACCACCTTGGACAAGCCCGAGGTTTGCCAGATCGCGGACTTGGCTGACATCGACCCGGATGCGGTCGTCGGAAAACTGATGCGCGTATGGGGCTGGTTCGACCAACAAACAGAAAACGGTAACGCTCCAAGCGTTAGCAAAAAGTTACTTGATCGTCTGGTAGGCGTTATCGGTTTCTGCGAGCACATGAAATCGGTTGCTTGGATGATCGAGATCGACGGCGTTATCAGCCTCCCTCATTTCGACCGACACAACGGGAAGACCGCTAAAAACAGGCTTCTCACCGCAAAGCGGGTGGCAAACCACAAAGCGAGTAACGGCAAAAGTAACGCTTCGAGCGTTAGCGATGCGTTACCTAAAGAAGAGAAGAGAAGAGAAGATCAAAACCCTCTCTCTGCGCACGAGCCCACCGACCCTCGCATGCCCACCGAAATGACTCTCGGGTGGGTGCCGGACAAAAAGCTTTTGAAGACCTACGCCCTTCACCGTGGCCTGGCGCTTGACCTGTTCACCGAAGAGGCGCGGGTCGCATTCACTGCTCACTACGAGCCGCAGCACCAGGTCAACACGCAGGCTGAGTGGGTCAGCATGTTGGTCAAGTGGGTGAACAACGACAAGGTCCGCGCTGCAGCTAACAACGTCACGCCCATTCGACAGAAGAGCGTACCAGCGTCTGAGTTCGACGATGACAGCACTGACTGGCAGAA